ATCAAAGAATAAGAATGTTAGATTTTAAGTTAAGTGATGTTGAGGAAATGGATAATAAATTTAAAGGCATTATAAGCGCTAACGGCTTGGTTTCTCGGATGGAATATATCGAGGAAAAGATGGTAAGCATCGAGGGGCTTATTGCTGGATTCTTAGGAGATAAAAATGAGCAAGTTTAGAGACAAGCTTCCGCCAGATGGTTTTTCGGTCGAGGGCATAAGCCTGACAGATCTGGAGGAGATTGAGGGAAGGCTTCCTAGAAACGGAATTATAGATATAAATATAGCTGAATCAGGATTGGTTTGCACACTGGAGGGTCAGAATTTATGTCAAGAGATAATAGTTCAACTTGATACATATATTGGCAGGCTAGAATCAGAAAAGAATATGGCATGGTCTGAGGCGGCACTAAACAAGTCAAAGACATTAGGGCATAAAACTATAAAAGATAAAGAGTGGTATGCTCAATCAGATGACGCATATGTAGGCGCTTATAATAAGCTTACAATGGCAAAGGCGTGCAAGAAGTGGTTCGAGAATAAGGCCGGATATTTCTCCGGTTGGCATTATGCCTTTAAGACGTTTTTGCGTAGAGATTATTCTATAGAAAACGCAACAAGTTTAAATGTTGTTAGGTATAATGATAGTGGCGGCGGCAAGCTGCCCACCGCATCCCCAGAGGTTAATGATAAAGATGATGACTGGGGAGAAGTTAGTTGGGAGTAAAGCTCCTTACAAGTTGGCTATAGTTCGCAATGATGCGGCAAATGCTGAAAATAAAGTGATATTAATTCACACAAATAAGGGAGAATGAAAATGTCAGGAATGGTATTTGGAGAAGTTGATTGGAATTCCGCCGATTCAGGTGGTAAGTCCGATTTTATGCGCCTCGAAGATGGCGAGAATTTGGTTAGAGTAATGGGTAATCCGGTGCAGTTTTATGTACACTGGGTTACAACGCCAGATGGCAGCAAGCGAAAGATTAACAGCCCAGTAGATACGCCGGAACTTGTTAGGCGATTAGAGGATGTTGGTTTTCGTAGGCAGGCTAGATGGCTTATTAAGGTTCTGGACCGTACTGATGACGAGTTTAGAATCTTAGAGGTTGGTCCTCAGATCTATAATGGCATAAAGGCATTGTACAACAACACCCGTTGGGGTAAGGTTACAGGATATGATGTCAGTGTCAATAAGGGTCCGAAGGGGTCTCAGCCGCTTTATGGCATTACTCCAAACCCGAAGGAGCCACTTCCTTCTGGGATGAAGGATGGCTTTGTGGCGTTTAATGACAGAGTTAACGTTGAAAAGCTGATTACGCCCTCAACGGCGGGAGAGGTATGCGACGTGCTCGGATGGGATTCTGGCGAATACTCTGGAGGTGCCACGGAGGCTGCTTCAGAAGAGGATTTTGATTTTGACTTCGAGTAAGTAGGACAGTTGGGGGGCATGCGCACACACGCATGCCCCCTTTTTTGTTATGAGTAATATTTTAGGAATGGACATATCGTCGTCCACCATCGGTTGGGCGTTATTATCACGCGGTGATGAGCCGGTTTTGCTTGAGTGCGGTCATATAAAGCCTCCAAAGAGTAAGAGCGGATCCATTGCTAGCAGGATCAGTGCAACATATGATTTAATTGTTGATTTATTAGAAGAGAAGACTCCAAATGATATATCCGTGGAGTCTTATGCGAATAAGTTTACGGCAGGGAGAAGCACTGCGCGTACAATAATAGTATTGTCTGTATTTAATGAGGTTGTATCTATGGCATGTCTTCGTTCTGCCGGTATTGAGACGAAGAAATACGCAGTCTCTACGGTCAGAGCATCGTTGTCAAGACTGGCGGGCAGAAAAATTACATCAAAGGATGAAACTTTTGAGTTTATATGTGAATACTTTCCAAACTTTCAAGCAAGAGAAAACAGAAATGGTAACATTGCAAAAGAATGTTTTGATGAAGCTGACGCAATAGCTGTGGCTTTAACCTATATATATAAGGAGAATAATAATGGCTAAACACATATTGCATAGCAAGGAGGCTAGAGATAAGATTCTTTCCGGAGTTGAGAAGCTGGCCAATGTTGTGTCTGTAACGATGGGCCCTCAGGGTAGAAATGTAATACTAGGAAAGCATGTCGGCGCCCCAGTGATCACAAAGGATGGGGTTAGTGTTGCAAGAGAGATAGTGCTTGATGATCCGGTTGAAGACCTGGCTTGCCAGCTTGTAAAGGAAGTCGCAGGAAGAACTGCGGACGTAGCTGGAGACGGCACAACAACAGCTACCGTTCTGGCGCATGAAATAGTAATAAATGGATCAAAGCTTATGGCCGAAGGCTATAGTCCATTAGACTTTAAAAATGGAATAGAGTGGGCTACAAGTAGCGTTATTGATAACTTAAATAGTATAGCAACAGATGTTAATGATTTTGAGACAATAAAAAATATTGCATCAATATCTGCAAATAATGATTTAGTTATGGGAGAGAAGATAGCCGAAGCCTTTGAGGCCGTTGGGCTTTCTGGCACGGTAACTGCTGAGGCGTGTCCTGGCGACACGGTTTCGGTAAGAATAATAGATGGAGTTGAGCTTAAGAGCGGTTATATTACTCCTCAGTTTTTGACAGAGCCGGGTAAGACAGAGATTGTTCTAGAGAACTGCAAGGTTTTAATATGCGATAGGGAGATAACTCATCTTACGGACTGCCTTGAGATGCTAAATGATCTGTCAAATAATAGTCAGCCAATTTTAATACTGGCAAAGTCTGTCAAGCAAGAGGCGTTAGCAACATTGGTTGCCAACAATAAGCTTGGGCGGATAAAGGTTGTTGCCGTAGAGATTCCAATGTTTGGTATAACTCAAAATGATTGGGTTGAAGATCTTAGCATCTTGGTTGGAACTAAGGTTTGTGGGCCAGAAACTGGAACTCCACTTCGGTCCCTCGGGGTCGCCGGCCTTGGCAGCGCAAAGAAGGTAATAGTTGGAAAGTATTTGACAAAGATCTTGGGCGGCTGCAAAGATGAAGAGCGCTTAGAAGAGAAGATGGCAGTGTATAAGAAGGATACGACTCTTCTGGTTGGAGACAAAGAGAGGCTAGATATAAGGGGCAGGATGGCCTTTCTAAACAGCAAGGCTTCGGTTGTATCGGTTGGGTACGCTACAGAGCTTGAGCTTAGAGAGAAGGGGGATAGGCTTGAGGATGCATTAAATGCAACTAGAGCAGCCCTTGAAGAGGGAGTTGTTCCTGGCGGCGGAGTTGCGCTAATTAGAGCCGCTAGCATGGTAAACACAGAGGGTGTTGATGAGAGGCTTCTGCCGGCTGTCAATGTTCTTATAGATGCTTGTGCTAGGCCTCTTTCTCAGATTTTATCTAATGGGTTTTTGGATGTAGAGAAGATATTAGGCAAGGTCGTTAGGTCTAAAAAGGTAAATTATGGATATAATGCTGCAACTAATGTTTTTGGAGATATGTTTAAAGAAGGTGTTCTTGATCCAAAGAAAGTAACCAGGATAGCATTACAGAATGCGTCCAGTATTTCTTTGTTACTTTTGAACACAGAGTCTGTAGTGTCAGAGAAGCCGAATGATCCGTCAAGCTGGCAGCCGCCTGCAGGGTGGCGACCGCCGCAAGATGGAAACTTGAATCATAAATATTAAACTGGAGAAAGTATGACTAAGAAGTTAACTGAAAGTGAAGCCGAGAGAGAAATACGTAAGTTTTTTGGCGATGATACTGTATTCTTTGATGGAAACGTAGCATCTATAGGTCATTATGAAAGCATATCAACTGGAAGCCCAGCGCTGGACGAGGCTATTGGTATTGGAGGAATTCCAAGGGGCAGGGTGACTCAGCTGGCTGGAAAGGAAAGCTCCGGGAAGACCATGCTATCGCTGTCTTGTATAAGAAGTTATTTGAATGAAAATCCAGATAATACGGCATTGTTTATTGATGCAGAATATACATACGATCCTGAATGGGCGGCAGGACAGGGCGTTGATGTCTCTAGGGTCATGGTTATAAAAACCAATGACGCTAAGGCAATTTTTGAAGGCCTGATAGGGACGGTTAAAGTTAACTCCACCACAAAGAAGGTCAGCAAGAACATGAAGGGTATACTTGATTATGTAATTGAGGGTGATGATCCTAAGTTTAAAAATCTTGGGCTAATAGTTCTTGACTCTATAGCTGTGTTAAATACTCCGCTTGAGGCTGCTGCAGCTATAGGCAAAGCGAATATGGCTCCAATTCCTAGGTTTTTATCTACAGAGCTAAAGAAGCTTACACCTGTTTTGGCTAAGGCGAATGTAGCCTTTATAGGCATTAATCAGGTCAGGGTTAATCTAGGTCAAATGTTTGGAGATCCAACCACCTCTCCTGGAGGAAAGGCCCTTAAGCACGCATGTAGTCTCATGATAAATATGGCTTCAGTTTATGGCTCGGATAATGTTATAAAGAATGATTCAGATGAAAGAATTGGCCATAAGGTTAGGGCAAAAATACAGAAGAATAAAGTTGGAGCACCGTTCAGACAGGCAGAGTATTTCGTGGAATATAAGAAGGGCATTGTTAGCACACATCATGAAATATTTGACTTAAGTGTTAAATATGGACTTATAGAGCGCCCAAGTTCTCAAAGTTATATTATAAATGGCGAGAAGATAAGGGGAAGAGATAATGCAATAAAGGCTTTTTCGGAAAATCTCGATATAGTCTCTGAGTATGATAGCAGAGTGCGGGCTGTATACCTAGAGGGTGGAGAAACTTCTGCTAATAGCGTAGAATCACTAGAGGAAAATCCACTCCTCCAATCTATTAAGTAAGGAAATGACATGATTGTTAGATGTAATCAAAAATGCAGATTAAGTGATGGGACCACAAGCGCGTCTCTAGATGTTGATGAAAATAAAGCAATATGCGATCAGTGTGGCGAAGAGCTTACAAACGTTTCTAGTTACTCTAAGATATCTATGAAGAAAAATGGTGATATTCTTAGGTCTAAAAACAGAAAAGCCTTTATGTTTCCATGCCTCACCTGTGATAAGAGCGTTGAGGCGACCACAAAGATGGGGGTTGTTGTTGGCAGGCTTTGCGAGAATGGGCAGAAAGGATGCAAGATAGACATAACTGAGCACATGGTATGTGCAATAGAGAATTCTGAAATTATTGCTAAAAAAATAGAGGCTATGGATGAATGATTTAAATACACTTGTTGATATATGCGGATCTAATTTATTAAATTCTGAAGAATGTTTGCAATACCTATGCGAAGAAAGAGGTTTGTCAAAAGATATAATAGAAAAATATAATATTGGATTTTTTCCGCAAAATGCATCAAAAATAACAGAGTATGTATCAGAAGAGCTTTTGACAAGGCTTAGCATAATTGATTCTCCTAGGAGAAGTCAGTTTTCTGATTATTTTTCTTTAGTATTCCCAATATATTCTGAATATGGCGACGTAGTGGGGATTAGCGGCAGAACTCTTATGAGCGAAGATGACAGAAGAGCTATAGGCATTCCGAAGTATAAAAATAGTTCTTATAAAAAGGCAAATATTTTATATGGTTTAAATGAATCTAAAGAGCATATATTAAATTCAGGTAATGCCTATGTTGTAGAGGGATATTTTGATCATATAAGTATGTATAAAGCCGGTATAAATAATTCTGTTGCTATTTGTGGCACAGCATTTTCTCAAAAACATTTTGTAAAGTTAGCCAGGTATACTGATAAAATAACATTTATACTTGATTCTGATGAAGCTGGCCGGTTATCTGCAAAAAGAATTTATTCAAAATTTATAAACAGAGGTTTAAAGCTTAGATTTTTAGAAGCACCTTATCCGTATAAGGATATCGATGAATATTTAAATGACAAAACAAAAGAAGACTTCTATAAAGAGTTTAGGCAAATAATACCAGAACAGTGGTAGGGCAAATGGGGACGAAGAGCAGTTCATATCAATACAAAATTGTAGAAATTTCATTTGATCAATTAAAGTTAAATAACTTTCCTAATGAGCGAGGTCTGTCCAATATACTTGAGGACAACGCTCTTGATGAAAGAATCTTAGAATTACGAGATGATTTATTAGAAGAACTTTATGATATTATAAATGGAGATTATCTAACGGAGCACCAAAAGAAAATTTTATTTATGAGACTCATGGGTAAAACTCAAAATGAAATAGCGGAACATCTGGGGATAACCCAGTCTGCTGTTCATAAGGCTATGCATGGAAATATAGATTATAAAAATAACAAAAAACGCTACGGCGGTATTGTGAAGAAGCTTAAAAAAATATGCGTTAACAATCAGAGAATTTTGGATATACTGACCAAAATAGAAGAGATCAAGCGCGAAGACTATTAAATATATTAATTATTACTTTTAAGTATGACGATTATTATGATTCTTAAGAAAATTATTTCTATTAATAACAAAGAGATTTACTGTAGGGAGAGTTAATATGCCTTCATTGGACGATACTCTGATAGAGTTGTTTAGCAACAAAAGCAAAGACGCATCTAACAAGAATAAAATTTTAGTGACAGAAGATGTTAGATTCCGAAAGGTCGCTTTTGATATGGTCAAAGTATATGGCGATCATTATAATGACCT